TAAAGATGTGTCGTATATTCCAGTTATGAATGTCTTCTTGCGGTTGCTCCATACCCATGAGTGCCAGCATCGTTCTTAACTCTGCTGCATTGTAATCGAACTCTACAAAAAAATCATTGTTAGGTTTCAATACTTTTCTAAAGTTCTTAGGCAGATTAAGAATCGGAAAACTCCCCTTCTCTAAAGTGAGTCGCCCTGTGACTGAACCAAACTGGTTATAGTGGAGAGTATCACTTACGCTGTTTAACTTCTTCAAATTCTGTCTCACAACCATCGAAGATAACTCCTTTTTCATCACATTCAAATCAATATTCAAAGGATTATTTCTTATCTCGCCAAAAAGTTTTTCTAAATTCACCATCGCCTCATAGGTTGCAGGCTTGTCCATGTTATGGAAAATCCACTCTACAATATCACACTTGACCTGGGAATATTCCTTTAAAAACCACTGGGGAATTACATCATAGGCACATACATTATCAGCGTCCACCTTGGAAACCACCAAGGCATTTTGAAATGCTGCCTTCCTACCCTGCATCCTCTCCCACTCTTCTTTCAAATGTTCGGGACATACTTCTGTTAACGACTTACCTAAAGCATACAACTCTACACACTCAATGCACTCATCATGGAAACCTGATTTATAATCCCATGTAATGAACTGGTCTTCTGTCTTTTGCTCTCTGATTTCCCCGTTGTAATAATATCCTAAACACTCTTTTTTTGAATCTAAAACAGTAAAAACATTATTCACACTACTCTCTCTTTCTTTTAAAGTTGAAACTTCCTTTTCGATGCTCATCAACTTGAAGATACTCTCCAAGCGGCCGCTTCACCTCTTTATTGATAAACTTTAGCGCCGCTTGTTCTCCGGAATATGTAAAAAAGTCACTAGCCCTCTGCACGATGTGATCAAACTTGTATTGATCCCAATCGCGATTCGTCTCCTTCGCCCTTATGTAAATATAAAGACGCAACCAAAATAGGTTAGTGTACTTCAAATCATATTCGCCCCTCCCCATCATAACACGTCTCTCAACCTTTGTCAAGCTAATACTTCGGCCATTTCGGGTGGTAACTTCGTGGGTGCGCACTTTGGGAAAGGCGCGCACAAAAGAATTATAAAAGGTACGCATGTATACTTTTAAATTTGGTATATCCAAGAAAGAAGATTTGTAATAATACTTCCCGAAGACACCCTCTAAAGTAGTGTCATAATTCTTAAGGTATCGCGCCATAACTTTGGAACCTACATCTGCTATCAGCCGCCATGGAGCATTCATGTCCACTGCAAACCCATTTCTACTCGCCATCTCACGATACAATTCAAAATTAATATTATTTACAAATCCTAATATTTTCTCTGGGTCGTCTCCGTGTTCTTTCTCTGCGAATTCTACTACCAACCCGCTCACCAAAGGAGAGGAATATTTACTGGTGATGTACTCGGTCTTAGTGAGCGGCACAGCAAGAGAAAGTCTATCAATTAACCGTGTAAAGGCAATAACAAAATCATCAAAATCTATTACGTCTCCTACCCGCGAGGGTTCCGACATAAAAGGCAACAAAAAACTGTTGTAATAGTCCTGGATATAGATGTCATAATTTTTATTAATGCTAATCCACGACTTGGTAGGTTCAAATCGATCCATGAAGGGAGTCCCATCTAAATTAATAAAATGATTCTGTGTTTCTTGGAAAAGCATATCGGATCTAAACGAAGCATAGGCATCTGCCACAAAGTTGAGAACGAAGTAGGATCCTTTCTCCGATTCCAACTGCTTCAAAAATCCTTCAGAGGGGTACACTACGTCTCCCTTCTGATCGACACGTCCGAACATCATTTCATCATACCAGAAATCAATCTTTCGATAGTCTCTTATTCCCGCCGGATAATGTGTCTTATATTCCTGACGCTGGAGGAAGGCGAATCGGGCGCGTGCATCATTGGTAGCAAAAGTTATCTTCATCTAATTCTTACCTCTATGGCGCGTCGTCCACGCGTGCTTCGGTGGATTCGCCCCTCTCTCCTTGTTCCTGGGTGCTGTCACTTCGTCCCGGAGGTGGCTCAAGGAATCCGTAGTTCTGGAAAATACATCTTAAATTGGTTTCAAGTTTCCCTTCCGAGATGGTGGTGTTAACTTTCGTGACTAGGTAAAATCCCCCTAGTCCTAATTTGCGAGCAATAGAATACCTCTCATGCTGAGTGCCTAATCCAATATTGGTGGGGTTGATATAAACATATTGCCCAGGTTGAAAGAATCCACTTCCGAAAAGTCTCACCGTAGCATTATAGGGCTCTTGAATAATTCCGAGTCCACCGCCGCCCACATTGTAAGCGCGCATGATATTAGCATCCCTGATCCTATTGTTCGCTTCCTTTTCCAAGTTTATGGTTTTCACCAATCCTTTATCCCCTCCGATGTATAAGTGATAAATACCCTCCTCGGCATTTTTTGCCTCATCCACCTCTTGAGAGGCAAAAGGCAGTCGACTTACATATAGCACAAAATATTGCTTGTTAGTAATATTATCTCGTTGCTCCTCCGTCATTCCTGGTTGTTGAGTCCACGGGCTGATCCCCTTTACGAGCAACGTACTTTCCCCCGTAGCCGGATCCTTCCCCTCTACATTGAGTTGAGATTTTTTTAAATAACGATTGACTCCGGACACCACGCCTGCCTTGACTTGAGTCCTTTCTTTAAGAACGCGCCTCAAATTTTCATTAACGTAATGATTGTCTGCTGCTTGGAGCGATCCTACTAACAGTTTGGTGGTGAGAGAGCGAACAAAGTTCTTGAATGTAAAAACACTATCACCATTAATAACCTCATCCGTAAACCACATCGTAAACGCCTCAAGAGAAATGGGAATATGAGCCAGGTTTCGCGTAACCCTAAAATCTGCATTGGAGACAATCGCCTGCCTGTCTTCATCCAGTTTCTTTGCATTGCTCGCCGCGACAGCAGACTTTTGCGCGTCCGTTCCTTCCATCTCCTCCACATCTTGAAGTTCCCTATTGTGCTTTCTTCCTATCTCCTTGTAGTTGAGAAAAACCATATCTCCTAAAACTATCTCAAACTTGTCAACCTCGTTAGCACTACTGTCACTAATGGGCAGTACCCCAGCATAGAAGTTTATTAATGTTCCTAAATAAAAAAAGTTAATTCTCTTATTGCCCCGCATCCATGCCTGCGTTGACCCTAGCATCGGTGTAATCTGACTCAGAAGTTTTTTCCCGTCCACCTCTTTGTCTTCTTCGTCGCCATCGGTGGGGATGGTACTTATAAGTTCCACGTTCGCTGCGCTGGGGGCGGTCAAATCAGCGTTGGGGTTGGGCGGTGTTGCTTTGGATACTCCACACACTAAGTTGGGCTTCCCAACAAAAGGGAGTGCCCCATACGCATACAATTCATCAGGCACGTCGATATACATTAACTTCTCCTCTTTGATCATATATTCAGTAAACTTTCCGTATATAGAAACCTTTAAGCGCTTAGTAAGAGCATCCGCTTCGTCTTGTAATTTGTCTATCTCCTCCCCCAGTTTCTCTGCCTTCGCATCTAATCCTTTTGTTTGCGACGACGTGTTTGTTTCATCTTCCGCGCAGTTAAAGAGTCCGTAAGGACTATCGATGGCGTGTTCCATTGTTTTAATCTGCTGCTTCTTTTCTTCAAGTTGTTTTTGGATCTCATTGCTCTTTCCATCAGAAGTCAAATTAAATAAGTTGGCACTATAATCATTCATGATACCCTCTAGGCGCGCCATGTAACTAATCTCAAGATCAATAGTTCCCTCTTCGCGGAACTTAAAATTATGACTAACCAACGTCAAGTCTAAAACCAAGCGACTCCCATCGACTGCTGTTCTAAATTCCGGAGAGAGGGTGCTGTTTGATGCATACTTCCACCCCACTTCTACCATCAATGCAAATTGGGCGTCCACCTTAGATCGAAAAGATGGATCCTGTTCATACTTCTTTACTTCCTCATAAGTCAACGTCGTCTTGAGCAATGCATCCACTTCAGGTATGCCAGTTGGACACCCTCGTGCAATAGAATTCTTGCCTCCTTGGGGAACAATCAAATCTAACCACTTTACACTGTACTCTTCGTCCAAGCGAGCACTTCGCGCTAACTCACTTATGGATTGAAAATGTAAATTAAGAGTAGCCATTAAGGTGCGGGGTGCGCTAAACAAATTAGTTCCCGTTGTTTCCCAATCGAAAGATTTGAATCCGACTCCTTGTCCTAGCGAACTATTTAGAACATGCTCCACAGGAGGAAGAGGAGTGCCATCTTCTCCCGTCCCACGAGTGGAGTAAGACCATTTGAGATGATCCATAAATTGAAACTCATGCAGACCCCCTTCGTCTCTCTTAAAGATGCGAAAGAACGGAGTTAACTGACTCAATTCAAAGGGTGTCGCCCTCATCAAAGGTTCAAGTTTGGAACTAGCAGTAAGTTTATTGATCAGATTACCTTTATAATCTGACACCAGCATAAGATTGGGAAGTTGAGATGGTTTGGGTTTCTGGTCCAACTTGGAAAAAGCTAGCATGTTGAGGGCAATGTAATTTTGATCAGTCTGATCATCATATTTTTTCCTCCACGCATTTTCACCATCTATAAGTGTCTCTTCTTTTTTATCGGCAACAGTCTTAGGTTTTCTGGTGGGTAATCCTCTACGCTTTTTGGCGGCTTCCAACCCCCTATCAAATTCTGCCTTTGCGTTATCACGCGCTTTTTGAGTCTTTGCTTTAGCGAATTTTTCTCGGTATTTTCTACCAACGGCTTGACATTCCTTTACATAATATTCCTCTGCTGTCAGGCCATGGCGTGGGACGCTGCCTTTGCGCTTTCGAGGGGGATCTTTAGGGGTGCCAACAGGTTTTTTGTTTTTACCTTTTGGCTTCTTATTTTTATTTTTCTTCTTAGCGGATTCCGACTTGGGAGCAGTAGTAGATAGATCAGCAGCAGATGCTACTGACATCCCCCCTTCTTCGTCCTCGTATCCCCCATTTCCATTAGCCATGCTGTGTTACCTCCCCTATGATCCTCTCATAAAAATAGGCATAACAGCATCTAGAGGAAGAGGTATTTGAATTAGTTGCCCCACTGACACGCTAGACTCGGTGGGCGTTTGATTGTACCACGCCACAATCCACCACAAAGTGGAATCGCCATAATATTTATTCGCTAACTTGAAAAAACGATCTCCCATCTTCCAAGTATAATCAACTTCTTTAATGGCCCCCATCTCTCTATCGGTAGGAAAATGTAAAGATGGAGTTTTAAACTGCCGAATAAATTTTATTCCTCGCTTTCTTAAAAGAGAGCGGTAAAGAGGGTTCTCGTTGATCGCAGCACTTCTATTGTCGTATCGTGAAGTCATTATCTATCCCCCAAAAAATTGCTTTACATCTCTCGATGGTTGGAGAAGTTTGTTTGCTCGCACATCTATGCGCCTGAGAATGAGATCCTTTTCCAGATCCAGCCACGATTGCCAATCTGCCTGCTCCACGTAGGGTGCTGCTCGCTTCCCTGTTGCTGGATCAAAAGGGGCGTTGTCCCCTCCGTAAGGAAACCGTGAATTCGCTACTCCGCCATTACGAAGTTTGGCCTCATCTCCTTCCATCTCCCATCCCAACGGCGTGTCGTGAAGAACCGTAAATTGAATTTGAGCAGATACCACTTTGGGATAGAGAGCACCATCGTAGCTCACCGTCGCATCACTCGTTTTATCGGTGCTGCTCCAGTGCTTGGCGTTTGCGATCTGCACATCCTTGCCGCCAGCTAATTTGCCCGGATCATAAACGCCATACTCTAATTTAGGGGCGTAACTGAATCCCTCTATGATGCCGGGAAGTCCACCATCTTTTGCGGATGCGTCAACACCACCCCCCGGTTGTGTGAACCCGGGTCTAATAATTAAATTGCCCATTTTAATTTTAAAAATAGGACCAGAGCGCATGGTTGTGGCACCCCCATTACCCGGATCGTAAACTGGATAAAGGAACTGAATAAGACGATTCATCTTGGCCAGATTTTCTTTCGCCTCAGAGAGTCCACTAGATGGAACGTCCCAGCCCAAGGTGATCTGCCTTCCGGTTCTTTTGTAAGTAGCGATGGGATCCATCCTTCCAAAAACAGATTCTTTGGTGTACTCAGTGGAAAAATTATCTTGGAATGCAGTAAGAAAAGACTTAAAGAAAACATTCTTCTGAGTGGGTATGTGAAATATTTCAATGAACTGTTTTTTTGAATTCGCTAGGTTATCAGTAACACTATTGTAAGAACCATAAAACCCATCTGGTGATTCATCATTTTTGCTCGCAACAAAGAAGGGCGAGCTGTCATACCAACCAACGTCCTCCGAAACCTCGCGAGTTTCATATTCAATATCTTCTCCGACAAGTATATCATCGTCATCCATTTTTTAATCCTCCACTAAGGTATTGCAAGTTGTTTTGCTTTCCTGTTAACTGTGTCTATTACATATTCTGCTAAAACTTTTCCATCCAATTCTAGAACCACTCGTGATTTACCCGCTGCTCCTGCTCCGCCCTTACCAGTGGTGGCAACAGAAATATCTCTTACCTGATCTGCCACATCTTTGAGGGAGTCTGCCCACTCAGAAGTAGTGTCTACAAGACTCTCCATTAGTTTCTGAATTCCACTTGGATCGAGTCCTTTGCTAAATCCGTCATTAATTGCTTTGCCCATCGCAATGAAAATTTTGGAAGGGGATCCCGTCTCTAGTGTTTGTTTATTGAGCGTCTCGATAGATTGCTCGAATGGTTCCACTATCGACTGTTCGATTGACTGCCCATCGATACCCGCCTCCAGTGCGGCGCCGATTTCTGGTGTGGTCTGTGCTATGTCTTTTGAAACTTTCTTTAGCGCTGCTGATGATCCGATAGAGAGTTCGCCGAGGCTCCTCATGAGGGTGCCTACTGGAGAGAAGAATCCTTTTTCGTCGCCTTGCTCAATCAGTGATCTACCAAAAGTCTCCATCGCCCGTGACATTGGCTCAAGGACTAACTGAGTAAAGGCATGGCGAAGAGGATCGAAAGCGGGACCTTTGACAAATCCGACCATGGACAACACGCCTGCTTTCATCTTGTCTTGCAACGACTGCCCTTCTGCTCCTTCGCCACCGAAAATACCGCCGAGTCCTAACATCTCTACGACATATTCTTTTACCTTTGTTTTAACTTCTTCGATGGTGCCCTTGATGGTGCGACTACCGTCTTCCCATTCGTCAAACCAAGTCTTCGCCTTCTCCTTCCACTTGCCTATCTTTTTCGCCAAGTCCTCTCCTGAACCCATCCATTCTTTAAACATTTTTATTGCCAGTTTTATACCCTTTCCCATCATGTCGCCGACGAATCCAGTAATTTCCCGAATGCCCTTCCCTAAAGGAGATCCTGGTTTAAGTTGCGTGAACAATTCTTTAAACGCATCACCAAACGCATCCATCAATCCGGTGTGGGCGAAGAGGGATGTAAACAACATTTTCAATGATTTCGTAATATCAACTGTAGACTTAACCATATCATTATATGCTTTCGCATCTTTCTCTTTTTGCTTTGCTAAACGGCGCGCCTTACGCGCCTCTCTCCCAGATGACTTCATGGTCTTCGCCAACTCTGCTTCGTCCATCCCCATCTGTTCTGCGATTGCCTTACGTTCAAATCTTTCCATCTGATCAAAATTCTTGCCCGCCATTTCTAACGACCCTTTGAGCGCCTGTATTCTTTCGTTCTCTGTCATGTTCATCATTTCAAGTGTATTGAGATAATCGCCTCCCAACAATGCATTTAAGTTACCTACTGCGCCGGCGGCGCTATCAAACGTATCAAATTTAGCAGCAACACTCAAAAGCTTATCCATTGCTAACCCAGTTGCCATGGCGGTTGCTTGCAAATCTTTAAACACACCCATCATCTTGGGCCCGTGTGCCATCAATACTCCACTAGCAGATTTAAAATCTGCACTCATCTGAGGGACAGTCTTGCCATAGGCAGATGCAGAAACGGCCAGTGCTTTCCATTGCTTTTGTCCCTCTTTGCTTGTCATTCCCATTGCTTTGGTCATGAGGTCCATACCTGCGCCCGTGTCTGATGCGCTCAGACCCACTCTTTTTAGAGCGGCGCCCATTCTTATAAGTGGTGTTTTCGCCGCCGTACTCATAGAAGTAAAAGCGGTAAAGGAAGACGCCAAACCTCCCGCAGCTTCAGTTGCTTCTTCGATTTCTATACCCAATCCATAGTGGACGGCTTTGCCCGCTGCCTTTGCCGTGGCGCCTGCATCTCCAATGGCCGCATTCATGCTTGCAACACTTTCACTAAATCTCTTAAATAATTCCCACGTCTCTTTCCAGATAGCAGTAGCGAGACTTTCGATAACATTTAAAGGATGTAAGGCGCTGGCAATACTGGTAACGAAAGCTTCCGCCATCTTCGCTGAACCTTTGATCACGCCATGCGTCTTGACAAGAGACTTGTATGACTTAAAAATATTCTTTGACATCGATCCAGCACCACTCGATGCCAATCCAAACCTAACGCCGATGCTATCTACTAGTGAGTTGGTTGTTTCAAGAGCTTTCTGCTCTTTAGTAATTTGCCTTTCTCTCTTTTCATACCCTTCCGTCTTCTGCTGAAGAAGCCTAATCTCAGTATTCGCCGCGTCTTTGATGGCCTGGAAGCGCGCAACAGACATAGTTCCAGCGCTAGCTGCCTCCGATGCTTCTGCACGTCTGCTAGTTTCGAGCGCCTTGCGAAGTTCCAACTCTTGCTTCAAGAGCTGGATTTTTTGTTTTTCCCTCTCTAGACCAGTGTCGCCCTCAACTTCCTTCTCGCGTTTCTTTAGTTGCTCTATCTGATCTAAGAGTTTAGCGCGTTCTTCTTTCCAATCTATGGTTGCCATTAATTAAATCCCCATCCTAACTCTTGAAAGGCCATTTCAGTCCAGTTGTTCTTTCAAATTTGCCGACTGCATTATCCAACTTTGTCCTATTTTGATATGTCACTGGGTTGTCCAGTCCATTATCTTTCCAGGAAGTAAGATAGTTCTTTTCTCTGGAGAGGACATTGGCAAAACTACGTACCTCGTCATCACTGCCTTTAATTTTTAAAGGGAGCAAAGTTCCTCTATATAGAGAAGGCATAATCCAGCGCAATAATGCGCCAAACATAAGGTACCACCCCTCGTCTAGTCTCCCTTCCGCGCTTCGCGCTTTGGAGAAGTCTACTTCCATCGGAATTAGATCCTTGTCATTCTCAACCATTAAAAATCCTCCACTACTATTAAATAGTTACCATTAAAAAATAAAAGGGCATCGCTGATGCCCTTTTGTTACTTCCTCTTCGAAGCTTCTGATTCCATTTCCAACTGTTTAACCAGTCTGTTAACAAACCACACCCTTAATTGAATGGGAAGGTTGTACGCCTCAAACAAACTCCATCCCCCGTAGTATTTAAGGGAATGAAACTGCTCATAGACCTGCTCCATATATTTAGGCGTCAGGCCAAAAAAACCGAGGGGAAATAGGTACCTCTAAATCCTGTTCGTATCCACAACTCTCACAGACGAACTCCTGTGTTAAATTAATATTAGGTGTAATCTTTTTAAATGCTCTGCGTAAGAACCGCGAATCTGCGGCGGGCATTGATTTAATAAAATTCTCAATTTCAAGTGTAGTAGTTACACCATTCACTGAAACTGTCACCCTCTTGAAATGCTCAGTCAAAGCATTTTCTGGTAGTTTCTTTTTCCGTCGCATCTCTTGGGCGCGAGTAATGTTTCCCTCATCCTTACCAGTAAGCAACCTTACCTCAAAAACAAATCCAGACTTGGGGAGAGTGATAAGATATGTTGAACCACCCCCGTACTCCACACTTCTCAACTCCTCGTCTTCAGTGTTTTCCAAATCAACGGGATCGTTGGAAGGGCATGATGCTAAATCAAATCCATAATCTTTATCTACATACTCACAAGACGGGCATGTGACTTCTGTCTCATAATCTGCCCCATAAGCACTCACTCGTGCGGCAACCAAAAGAGCATTTCTATCACCAACCAATAAGTCTTCTACTTTAATGGATTTGTTGACCACCAAACTCTTGAGCAATCGATCAAACATAATGCCTTTCCTAAGATAGGATTCCGTTGTGAGAATGTCCTCTTCTTTGGCAGTCATTTCTTTAATTTCAATTTCTCCCACTCCATGAAGCGGAGTGTCTTCCGCATATAACCTTCCCCTCGAAGGAAGGTCAACTATTTCAGTGGGAATGATATATGCTAGTGCGGGGGATTCATCAGGTGCCATATCAAGCACTGGTGGAGCTTCCCCGGCCTGCTTCGCTCCTTGCGTTGGCATGCCGAGACGACTCTCGTTATTTCTTCTTGTCATTAAAACCTCTCTTTATTCTTTCCTGAGTAGTTCGAGCGCTTAGGGGTTGAAAGTCTCTAACTCAAACCAATCAAATCTAATTTCCATACTAATTGTCATCAAATCTTCGGTTTCGTAATCTAAATCGCCGCCGAAATTGACGCTAGATATCCAGGGGTTTTGAAGGATGGTTCGCTCAATGGTGTTGCCATCGCCGTCCAACATTACAATAACAGCACTATTCATCGCCCCAGTACCCAACCTCTTACTGATAGTAGATGCCATGCTGGTGTCTGCTCCCACTGTATCATTAATACTAGAAGGCAACTGATAACCGGAATCCTGAATAAGTTTATATAATTGTTCGGTGGCGTGAGGATTCGCTGGGTCAACCAAATCAACAGTGATCTTTTCATAGGTCACACTACCTGGGTAGTAAAACGTATGATTAAGAAACTTGTGCTCGGCCTCCCCAATTGCCATCGAGGGTTTATTAACTTTCTTACAAATATAAGAAATATTATCTGATAACCCTGCAACTCCTAACTGGAGTATCCATCTAAATGATCTTTTAGGATCTGCTACTTGTGCGTCTTTCCAAAATGGCATTTTTTAAATTCTCCTCTTTATTCCACTCTACTATAAATAGTAAATACTTTTAAATTTAATCCTCAAAACTTGCACCTGATCTTGTGATAACAAAATCAAGAGCGATGAACTCGATAGCACGCGCTGGTTTTAGGAAAATCTTAGCATACAAAATATTCCTATCAATCAAATCAGGCGTCGTGGTAGTCTCATCCAATACCACCTTATAGTCAGTCAGTCCCAACCGCGTCTGAATGCTTCCAAGGAAGGGATTAACCTTGCCCAAGAACCTATTCCACGTTGCTTGTACGTTTTGTTCAAACAACATGGTAGCAGCGATGCGCGAAATCTCGCGTTTTACATAGATCATCAATCTACGCACATTAATCCTATCCAACGCAGAGCGTGTGACTTGAAGAGTTTTCTGTCCAAAAATCACAATACCTTCTGCCGGAAATTGAGCAATGGGGTTAATGTTAGAGTTGTAGAGATCATCTCTTTCCTTAGAGTTAAGTCTTGCTCTCACATTAGTAACTGGAAGTCCAGCACTTCCCTCAGTCAATCCGCCTCTGGTAAACCCAGCAGGCGCGAACCACAATTCACTTGATGCTTGACTACTTGCCAAGGTTCCCAAGACCACAACACTCGGAGGTACCCACAAAGATCCCCCTGTCGTTACAGTATCAGTAACTTGAACCCATGGATAGTAGGCGCATCCATAACTATTATTAATGCTTCTGTTATTAAGTCCATTGATAGTTTGGAGAACCGATCCCAGTCGTTCCGTGGGTGATAAATCCGCCTCTTCGCCGGGTGGTATATATCCTCCCGCAAGATCAATGACTGCTAGAGCATCCGCACGTGCGTCACACACATCTAACAACTTACTCGTAAGATTTGCGTTAGTCAGTCCCGGAATACTCATCATATTGCATTCTACCACGTCGGCATCTGCGACGGTATCGATTGCACGATCTATGGTTGCATATTCATAACTAGAAAGTGCATCGCCACCTACCATTACAGTATTTCGGAAAGGTTCGTTTTCAAGAATATTAATACCCTCGAACCCTTCACTCAGAAGAGTGGTAAAACTATCGAATCCTTCTGTTAGTATGTCCACATACGTGTTTGATCCAGTTGCAGTGATAGATGTTCCGTTTGACCGCGATCCAGAAAGCCATTCCACAGTGGCGCCGCTAGTAGCGGATCCAGTTGTTAAATCATCCAAAGAGAACAACCAGTCATATTCCAGAGAGTCAGGAATAGTCGTAAAAATTCCTGTACCGTTTGGTTTACGTCGTAGCATGTCCTTCACACTAGCGTCCACGCGATTGCTACTTGCCATATTAGCAGTAGCACCGAAGTAGGCATTTTTTTGATTGGTGAGAACCCCTTGGTTACTCAGAGTACGTATCGGCACCATCGGAAACTGGAATGAGGCGCTCACAAGATCCACGTCTCCGCAATCCATAAAAACACCAGCAGTTGCCAAACTATCAGGTACCTCGTCATTTCCTATCACATATGCAACACCAGCATCAGCGCTTGCATAGTCGCCAAACTCCGCAGGGCCGGCACCACCGCTGATAACACTAAACCCCTTCCATCGTGTGGGACCATATACACCAAACGGCAAAAACTTAGCATCAGTCGTAGCGTCTCGAACTTGAGCATCTAATTCTACTCGTACGTATCGAGATTGATTTACAAAATCCCCATAAGCCACATATCTCTTGTCGCCATCGTCCCACTCGGTAAAACTATCACCAATTCTGCGTGAGATAAAATTAGGAGAATTAGGATTCAAATCCACATCACTAAACATTTCTACAGGTTTGGGGTTATTATCACTGTCATCCATGTGACGAATTATTACAGTAAAGTATCCATAAGGGTTATTCTCGTTACTAGAGGGCGTAAGGTTTGTAATAGAAATCTTCAAATTATTTTGTTGCCATTCGCCTCCCCCGATTCCCTTGAATCTAAAAAGTTTTTGCATATTCAAAGCATCGTAAGAAGCAGCGTCGCCCAAATCTTGAGAAAAGAACCATCCGGTTTCCGAGTCTTCGAGTTGAGTGTGTTGTATGTGCTGATCCACTTCATCGCCGACGCTACCTGATTGGAGTCCAAGCAGGATCCCTAAACTCGCACTGAGAGGATTACCACCCAAATCGCTAACACTTCGCTCAAAAGATTCTCCTAGAAAATAAGTTTTTGCTGTTCCATCGGCATTTACGTTAGGATCATTATTTATCAATGCAGGGTTAGTGTTAAAGACATTTCTAATAAAAAGTTTGCTATTCTCGGTAAAGTTAAAAACCACCTTTTCCAGTACGCTGCCATCTTGATCCTTGATCAGGGCAGTAAATTCATTTGGAGTGGTGGATTTAAAGAGTCCACATGTTCCACCATCTGTGGGTTTGGTTCCATCAAGCAACGACCCGCTCAGACAAACAGATCCAGTTCGAGCATAGAAGATTGCTGCAAGACTTCCGGTGAAGGAAGGATTAGCAACTGTCCCGCTATGTCCTATAAACAACCCGAAGGCGCCGCCGTCTCGGGCGGTACTCGTCATGGGTTCTGCTGTTCCCAGAAAACTAGAAACTTCCCATCCTGCCATGCCACCCTTACTGCTGGCATCCGAACTTTGAATGCCCGCCAATCTCACAAATACAAGAGGACTTTCATTACGCAGGTAAGCCTGCGCAGCATAAGTGGCATAAGAGGGAGCGGATACATTAGGACCGGCTCTCCACACATCACTATCACCACCACCATAAATGGGGTCGCCGAAAGTCTCCACAAATTCCGAAAAAGAATCTACTTGAACAGGGCGCATTGAAGGTCCTTTCAGTGACCTCCCGATTACTACTGGTCCTACCCCTCTAGGGAGTGCAGGTAATTGCGAATTGTCTATCTCCGAGACAAATACTCCCGGGGATACAAACTTAAATTTATTAACTGACATAATACGGTGCTCTCCTTATTAAAATCCTAATCCGAAACTTGGTTTTTCCTTCTTGTAAATAGTTTTAAAAAGTAGCAAATGCTGTTTTATTCTCTAGAGAAATTTACAAGGTAATATACTTACCATCCTTCCAAGGAGGCGTCTCCCCCAAAAT